CATATTTATGTTTAACAATGTAATCATACAGTTCCCAATGATGTTCCCAATCTTTAAGAACTGTCTCATGTAGTTTAACTTCCCATAAACTATCATAACCTTTAGGTACACCTGTTTTTTTAGGTCTTGGTTTACGAGGTTTTCTAAATCCTACCATTATAATACAAGTCTAGATGAGTCATAGTTCTTGACTAACTTCCAGTAAGTTAGCATAGCATTAAACATTCCTAAGTGTTTGCTTTGTGATTCTCTGTCCCAAACAAAAGGAAGGACCAAGCCTGTATCTTTTCTGTCTACAAATATAGATACTCGTTCTACATCATCAAAGCCACAGCCTTGAGCATATGCTGACAACTGCATTCCATGTTCATCAAACACCAACTTAGATGGGTCTTTACCTTTAAGATTATCTTTTGTTTTAAAGTCTATAAATATTCCTGACTTAGAATACAAATCTATCTTACCACCATAACCTGCATCAGCACAGAAAGAATCTTCTGCTATCCACTCTTCGTTAGGAAAAGTTTCATCCAAGTATTTCTTGATTGCTTTGTAAGGTTTGGTTTTAGTCTTACCTAAGAAACCTTTCTCAATCATACCATGTATCTTTGTCCCTTGCTGGGCAGCTTGGATACCTACTTGTTTAGAATCTGTTTGACATCTGTAATAAAAAGACTCAATCGTTTCGTCCTCTCCTTGTTCTAAAGTAAGGAAAGAATTAAGTAATTGTTTTTGTTTCCAAGTCTCTAAAGATGGCTTGGCTATAATACCCATGATGGTTGTCACAGATGGAACTAACCCTAAAGACTTAGCATCTCGAAGAGTAGTGTTTCTTTCTTTACCATTAGCACCAATGATGGTGTACATAGGGTCACCCTCTTGGGTATACCAGTGTCCTGATTCAGACTTAAACTTATTATAGTTGTCCGTCACTAAATTGTCAAGCTGTTTCTCTTTCATTTTGTTCCTCTGTTATACTTTCAATTAAATTGATAGCATCGTTTACATTTATTTTAAACCACTCGTTGTTATTTTCTATGGATTTATTAGCACAAAGTTCATGGGCTTTTGCTTCAGCAGTTCTTCTATGATTAAATTGTTTTGAGTATTCTAATTTATAATCTCTCATAGGAGAAGATGTTTGATATTGATTGCACCTATCGTTAGCATCTATAGCCATTCCAATTTTAACCCAACCTTTCCATGAAGGATTAGTTATAATATAAACATAACCTTCAGTTGACGTTTCATAATTAGATAAAGATGCAAAAGCTGCTCCTTCAAAAGTTTTATAACGTCCGGGTTTGTAAAGTGGATGTGTTTTTGGTATGTACTTACTATTAACATACATTCTTTTTGGATTATGTTTAGGGTTTGTTGTTTTATTTTGTTGTTTTCTACATACTTTACAAACAACATCCAACCCATCTATTTTTGATTTGTCATTATACCAGTCTTCCACAGGTTTATTTGTGTCACATAAGGTACAAAATTTATTAGTGTGTTTCACTCCAGTCTCCTCCTATTTTATATTCACCGTCAAGAGGACATCTCATTTTAAAATGTTCTCCGGCTTCTCGAAGACTGTCTACTGCCCAGTCTCCTATGTTATTTGCATCTGTATCGGGTACTTCTATCTGCCACTCATCATGAATGTTAGCAACAAATTTAAATGGTACTCCTCTCAGTTTTAATTTACGTTCTAATATTTCTAATCCTTTCTTCATTACAATAGCACCACCACCTTGTAGTAAACTATTTAATGCAGCATGTTCATGTCGTATATAAATTTTACGACCATCTATTCCTTTGAGGAACCCTCGTTTAGCTGCTCGTTGTACATTGTCCTTAAGAGTTTTAAATGTGGGGAGATTATCGAGAAAGCGTTCTTTAAGTTCTTTACCCTGCTTTCTTGTTCCTCCAACCACACTCCCAATCTTTTCATCTCCTGCTCCGTATACGAGGGCATATATGAAAGTCTTTGCTGTATCTCTTGATTCAAGTCCTGCAAGTTTTTGGTTAGTTGTGTGTATGTCTCCGTTGACCACTTCATGTATATACTCCTCATCGTTCATGTAATGTGCTAACATTCTAAGTTCTAACCCTGAAGCATCAACCCCAAGCAGAACATTCCCTTCGTCTACAGTCCAACAAGCTCTACATTCTTTACCGAAAGGACTGTATACTGCCGGTATCTGAGCCATGTTTGGATGGTTGTGAGACATACGACCAGTAATAGTTCCGTTAGGAATGACTGAACCATGTACCCTACCATCATCTTCTAGTGCATCTAACCATGATTGTATCTGAGCAATACGCTTTTGATACAACAGGAAGTCTGCAATTAGTTTAGCTTCATGTATGTGAGTAATCTTTTTAAGAGTACCCTCGTCTACAATCGGCTGACCTGTGGGTGTGAATCGTTTAGGTTTCCAACCTACCTCAACAAGATACTCACCAATTTGTTTACGACTACCCAAGTTAAACTCTTTTAATTCTTGTCGCATGAATGGTTTATGATTACCTGTTTGTATACATCTAGCATACTCATCAGCACTTAAGCCTGACTTAGATAACCCACCATCTTTCTTAAACTTAGGCACAACTAATTTGACATCAACCATTCGAGGTTTGAATGTACTCTGTACTTCTTCAACTACTTCGTTCATCTTAGTTTTAAGATCAGCAAGTAATGTAGTAGCCTGTCGTTCATCAAACTTGAACCCGTTGTTTTCTTGATCGGACATTATCCGAGCAACCCTATGCTCAAGATCAATAGACTCTTGACTGAACCCTGCTTGTTCTCTAAGCAATGTCAAGTAAACCAACTCATTAAGTTTCACATCGTTCATACAATACTCTAGCATCTGTGGTGTGTACTCATCAAAGTCTATGGGTTGTTCTTGTTTAGCAAAGCCAACACGATAACCCCATACCTTTAAGCTGTGTCCGTTCTCTCGTATAGGTTTGAATAACCTAGACATTACAAGAGTGTCTTCAATGTTCTTGTGATATAAATCTACACCGGTTAGTTTCTTAATAACATCTAAATCAAATCGTAAGATGTTGTGTCCGATTAAAGTACCGGCACTACTAAGAAACTCTATGCCTTCTGCAATTCTGTCGGGTGTAAACTCATGTACCTCACCACCAACTTCTTTGGCTACAATACAATGTAGCTTCGTTGGTTTGAGACCATCACACTCTATGTCAAATATAATTTTAGAATTCTGTGTTGTCAAATGTTTCCTCCTCTGATAACTCAAAGAGTCTACCAGTTTCGTTATTGTAACGTAAGCTACAGGCTAATCCAGTATCACCTGTGTATCTTGATTTAAGTACACGTACTTTAGTAGTGTTAGCTTCGTCTTGATTTTCTGCTTGTTGATTACGTTCTAATGCAATCACACAATCAGATAGTTGTGCTATCCCTGCTGAACCTTTGAGATGTGAGAGAGATACTTCAATCCCTTGCTCATGTCCTTTATCACCTGATGCTCTACGTAAGTGAGATACAAGTATCATGCCTACTCCTGTTTCTTCAACAAGACTACGTAATCTATTCATCAGTGCATCAATACCTCTACGTTCATCACCTTCACCCATGACATTGACTAGCATATGTAGATGATCTACAACCACCCACTTACATTCACAGCCTACAATAATATATCGTAGCTTAGAAAATACTTCATCAATATCTGTGACTCCAAGATGGGCATGGATAAATACACGACCTTTGGGTATCACTTTATCAAACAGATTAGTTAGTTGTTCTTCGGTGTATTGATCTCGTCTCTCGTTAAGATACACTCGATCATTAGCTTCGATAGATATAATACCATCAGCAGTTCGTAACCAGTTCTCTTCAAGAGCTACAATACCTACGTTGTCTTCTGTGTTCTTGATTAGCCAGTGTTCAAGCTCACGAGTAACACTAGACTTACCTAGTCCTGTGCCACCTGTCAGAGTTACTAACTCACCTTTACGCATACCAAATAGTTTCTTGTTGAGACCTTCCCAAGGATAAGCAATGCTCTCCTTAGTTTCTCGGTGTAACCACTCAGACTTTTTAGCAGACAAGTCCATGATACCTGATGGTGTATAAGTTCTAGCTTCCCACCATGCAGACATGAAGTCTTGAAACTTCTTTTGTCTAAGCATATCGTTAGCATCTTTACAACCATTAGGTAGTGTAACTATCTTAGCCTTGCCGGGTTTTAATATACGAGCAACCTTTCTAGCTGCTTCTTTACCTGCCTTGTCATTATCAAAACATAATACTA